AAACATCTCGTCCTTCTTTATACCATTGCACAATATCATCTTGTCCACTCAACCAAACTAATACACGCGCTTCAATCTGTGATGAGTCACAGTTAATCACTTGGTGTCCTTCAGGAGCTACGACTGCATTCTTGAGTGCTTTCTTTTTCTTATCTCTGGATGGTAAGTTCTGGAAGTTAACCTTATCTGATCCCGCCCAACGTCCTGTATGAGCGCCATAATATTTAAGGGGGATAGGTAGTTTACCTTTATTACGTCCACCAATACCAATAAACCTTTCAATACGTGCCTCTTCCATGGTTGATTTAGTACCCAACCGAACGCGACATAGTTCTTGAATAAATAAATCTTCGTGTTCAGTTAGTTCAATAAAGCCGTTGTCGTTTTTAGCTAAGGCAAACGTAGGGTTACCTGTCGCAGGACTTGTCTTCATTGGTACTTCTACACCTAACTCAGATAAGACTTCTGCAAATTGTTTATTAGATGCAAGCTTAGCCCTAACACATTCTTCTGAATCACATTCTAATCGCTTCATTAGGCCTTGTAACATTAAAGCTTTCTCGTCTTTAATTTCGTCTAGTCTAGCTTGTAGTAACGCATCATCGACCTCTAAGACAGGTTCGGTATACATGCGTAGCGTCATATCAATTAGTTTGATTTCATTCTCAGGATAATCTTGTGCGAGGATTTGGAATAGTTTGTAGGTAAGTTCAACGTCGTTAATACAATAATTTCCATACTGTAATAACTCGTCTTCACTAAAATCTTCTAAGCGTTTGCCTTTAGCTTGAACTACTTCTGTTCCTTTAGCGCCTAATTCATATCGTTCGACTAAGGATGCAAGACTTCCACCAGCATCGATTCCGTGTATTGCCCTAGCCATGCTGAGTGTATCGAGGTAGAGATGTGGGATGATATTAAAACGGAAAGACAATATACCACCATCAAACTGAGTATTATGACAAAGAAGCGCGGAGTCCTTCCAATCAATCTTTTCAAGTTCATTATTGATCTCTTGATGTGTGCCTGTAACCCACTTTGTAACACCACTATCAATCTTAATACCAACACCGATGACTTGGAATCTTTCATCTTTAATATATTCCTCCGTTGTAATTCCGGATAAACTAAAACCTACGTCGTAGTAGGTCTCAAAATCTAATGTAACTAGTTGCATATTTATCTTTATGTTGTTTAATGAATGCTATCTTATGCAAACGGCAGATAGCAGTGCCGTCATTTAACCCGGCCAAATAACGTTGGAGGAAGGTTGGCCGATCCACTTGCATTGTGGAGAGAATTGGTGGGCTACTCGCGGTTTATAATAGCAAAATACCGTCTAAGAACTTTAATATATATAAAAAGTGCTTTCGCCCATTAACTTATTTATTATGTCTTTCATGTTCGTCTCTGCACTCAATCGAACACCATCTTCTTGTATCTTTTACAGGATTACTACACCATAAACATTCGCCTGTATCATTAGTCGGCGTTTCTGCTTGCGCATGCGCATTAGCTATTGCTACGTCAACAATCTTTTGTGCATATTCATTTGCTACATCTATATCGTCATCCAAAGAAAAGTCTCCGCTTGTTCCTGTATTAGTTACAGGCTTATATATTAATTTGCTTAATTCCATTTTCTTTGCGGACTTTGAATCCGTTCATTCCTTTAAATTTCCTTGCCATCATCCATCTTCTAGATTTATTCATGGGTGGTGGAAGTGATACTAAACCTTTACTCCGTAAATATTTTGCTCGTCTTTCATTTGTAATACATGCACTATAAATTTCTTTTCTATGTGCAGTAGGATTTTTAGTTATATAATCATTAATCCTTTTTGCCATTTTTATATCATCTAGCAACGTATACATTAAAACAAACACTCCTCATAATCATTTGTATCAAAAGGTTTAGGTTTCTCTACAATTAGTTTTATGACTCTAGCACAAGGATTATTATTTGTATACCATTTAGCTTCCTTGACAGACCATCTATATTGGCGTATGACTTCGCCGTCGTCATCTATAACAGCGTAAGTAAAAGGAATCATGCTTCCCACCTTGTTTTAAAATGCCACCACATTTTTCTTAACTTACTTATTTCTTGGTCTATTCGTTTACGCTTATCTGAGCCACGCATCTTACGAAAACGTTTTAATAATAATTTACCGCTAATTCTATATGGTCTAAATAGGGTCATCTTTGTTATCTTCTTTTATTAACTTTGCACCTTCAGCTAAACCCATGTTATATGCTACTTTCCAAGCCTCCCACATCTTTTCATCATCATACTTTAAAGCACATAATGAAGGGCTTTGTAGAAAGAATCTTTCATACCATAATGTAAACGCTTGTTTGTCATTCCTCAATATGTTATGCGGAAATGGTTTTTTAATTGGGTCTTCAATCATCTTCCACCTCTAATTTAATTTTACCTAAGTATTTAAATCCATCAATGTGTGAATCATCTAGCCCAAAAACAATTTGACCTTCTTCTGTTCCTACTTCCAATAAAAAAGCATACAAATATTGTGGCTCTTTAGGTTGTGGTTTAATGCGAAATAAATCACTTTCACATTCCCAATATGGTGTTCCTTTTAATAACATCCATTCACCTTCACCACCAACTTTAAATTCTATTTCAGCACCATCAGCCCATGCTTTTATTTCTTTATGCCATTTATGTTGTTTCATTTTAATATACCCCAACAGATTTGTAGTTTTTGCCAGAACGATAGTTTGCATGTATTCTCTGCAATAAAGTCTTGTAAAACTTTCTGCACACCTGCTTGCATAATTAATTCTTTACCCGCTTGATTAACATCTAATTTTAAATCACAATCGCCATCTTTTCTATCCTTAATACTTACTACTTTAATATATGGTTTTCTAGTTGCCATTTTAAAAACTCCTTTGTTCAAAACATTCTAAGTGCGATTTAACAAACATATTAGGCCTTACTTCTTCGTAGAGTTCACCTTGCACACATTTTAAATTCATCTTGTATTTCTTTTGTATATGAGTGGCTTCCATGACTGCCCACATAAGTAATGCACCTACAATAAGTCCTACTACTGTATACCCTGTGCCTTCATATTTGTTAGAGTCCATTGTATGCTTCCATCAATCTTTTTGTCGATTCTCTATAACTTTTAACCCCTGTAATCTTTTCTGCTTGTGCTTCATTTACATAAAATGGTGCGATGATTAAATAATGTTTTTTATTAGGTAAGTCTCTTACCCACGATATCTCTGTCGGCCTAAATTGTGTAAATGCTGAAAAAACAAGGTCGTTGTTAGCATTGAATTCTCGAGTCCACCAACCATCCGGTTGTCTAGGTAATTCGTCTTTAAGGGTTTCTTGCATATCTACCTTCCCCCTGTTTATAAAATATCAAGTGTGACCACTTAACTACAGGTTTTAAATTGTACCATGATCTTGGTTTCTTTATTGTTGTATCATGAAAATGCGTTGCACCATAACTATAATCTACTTCTAACCTATGTAACACTCTGTATGCTATATCTTTATATTCTTGTCGGATCACCGAAGGTGGATTAATTAAACCATACCAACTAAACTGTGCCGGACGTTTCATTTCAGAGCATAAATTCTTTTTATCAAAATCTGCTCTTCGCATGAGGACGTATCCCACTGCAATTTGGGCTTCACGCGGCTCGTGAGCGGACTCCATAAAAATGGTAGTAGCTAAGCAAAGTAATGCTTGATCAATCATATTGACCTCCTAGGAACAGGTATCAGTTCGGATTATTTTTGGTTTGCTAATTCTAATTCTTTAAGCATTTGAAGGTTATGGATAGCTTTATCAATATCTTTTAAGCCACCTTTGTCACGCCATCTTGTAATATACTTAATAGCATTGCCCTCAATGAATGGGATACCATTTACATGAATGTAAACGATAGGTTGGATTTTGTATTTTTTATAGTGGTCACCATCCACTTGTTGCTCTAACGGGTTTACTTCTGTCATTATAGTCCTTTCATAATGGTCAGCAATTCGTTTATGTTACCCTCATTCACCACGAAAGCCAAGCCCTGATTGTCTTTGATAAGATTTATGTTGTGTTTTTGCAACAAAGTAGGTTCATTATTTCCGCTCTTACATTCAATACCAATGAAATGTCCTTTATAGCAAACAATAATATCTGGCACTCCCGACCTACCATATCCCGCAGTCATAGGGGAAAAGTGATAGGCCTTGAGATCATCTAGTATCTTCTTAACTTGTTTCTTTACTTTGCCTTCCGGTGTCATCTTTTATCTCCATATCTAATTGGTCGCTATCTGTAATGATGTCATCAATATCTGATGTGTATATGTGATGCATAGCATTAGTTTCAACTTTACCTGTATGAATATCTAATACACCTTCAAAAAAGAATCCACCACCTTTTAAAAATATTTCCATGTTAGCAACCACGTCGCCTAAGTCATCAGATTCAAACTCTAATCTATTTTTATACTTATCATCTTTTGCTATCAGTATATATTTTGTCATCTTGTTTCTCCTTAGTGTGTTTTCTTACTTTTAATTATTCTGTCCCAATCATTACCCATGTTGTTTACAAAAGTTTGTCTATCTACTCCTGTAGTTTGAGCAATGGTAATCATCGCCATAGATAGTGTTGCCATAGCTTCTCCGAATGTAAATTTATCTACCATAAACTCTGTCACAAGGTCTACTGATTTATCTTGTATTTTCTTTCCTACATTGTCCATCTTGTTTCTCCTTTTTAAATTTTTCTAAGTTTGTTGTTATCTTTTGTGCGTATGCTATCGCGTCTTCTAATGCACTATCTTCGAAGTAGCATTGTTCATCTATAACATCATTGAGTGTTCTATCCATTAGTCTTCACACCTTCCACCAACACATGCTCGGCCAATGATCTCGTCTTCTAAGTCATTGTATGCGTCAGCTTGAACAAGATGTTCTGCGTGTTTCTTTTGTCTATCGTATAGACTATGGGTTGATTCTAGTACCGAACACTTGACAACAAGACCCTTCTCACGCATTGGCTCGGCGATAATGGTCGCGATGTGATCGCTTGGTTCTACACCCCATGTCCCTACTTGTTTTAAATATGTATCGTCCATGGATACTTCTACTACTACGCTAAACTTGGTCATGCTTATCCCCTAATGTATTGTTGGTTTATGATGGATATCAGCTAAGAATTTCTGAGCGTTTGCCTTAGCCGTATTTACTTCTTGCTCGGTTAAACTTAGTGCAATGTTCTCAGACACATCAATCATATCTGCTAATAAATCTTGATCTTCTTCTACGACTGCCATAACTAATAATCTTGTTAACTCTTCTACACTACTCTCTTCCATAGTTCCTCCTAAAATATCCATATTGATATTAAAAATCCTACACCTACCCATGTCATTGCAATCAGCGTTTTTTCTAGTATGCTACGCTTGACACTCACGCCAAACTCAGCACCTAACATTCTTCTAATTTGTTTTTCTTCGATTGCTCTTAACTTATTAAACTTATCTAACACTCCGTTGCGTCTTTTCTTTGCTAACTTTCTCATGCGTTGATAGTCGTGTTCCAAGTCTTTTAAGTCAACTCGGTCTCTCATATATATCTTTTGTTTAATCGGTTGTTCCATCTTTCTTTCCCTCCTCAAAGTTTTTTAATGATTGCATATACTGATTTGTTGCAAAGTTAATACCTCGTATGACACCTAATCGCATCGCGTCATAAAACATCTTTGCATCTTTTTCTTTTCGTTCTCTTTTATGTTCATCAGCATATGCGTAATACTCAGCTACCGCTACTTCTATAATGTCTTCCTCAAACTTGCGTTTCTTTTCTTCGTTGACTTGATGTTGTGTCATCATGCACCCCACTCTGCATACTTGCTATTAACTTCGGTAAACATATCTTGTATGGTTTCATCATCGAATACTTCGTTATTAAACTTAGACTTCGGATACCTACTTGTTAAATACTCGTCTACAAATTGTCTCATCTCGGTAATGCTTGGTGCTCTCATATCAATACTCATTTATATATCCTCCCTATACCATTTAAAATACCTGCTACTTCTTTAGGTTCAAATACTTTCTTATCAAAAGCAAACTTTGTTTTCCTACCATTCACATGTTTCACATATCCGCTTACGATAATCTCTTCTACTATTATTTCTTTCTTCTTCTCAGTAGTCATAGCTCTTATGTTCCTCTTCTCTTTCTTTGTTTAATAAGTATTGCTCTGTGTCTGTCATTGGTGGATCGTATACTTTACCCTGTATAGCTAAGTTTTGTAAAGATAAACCTTGTATATCGTTTGGTCTACTTGGTTTTTCATATTCTTTTATTTCTTTACCTGTTAGGAAATGATTCTCCCCGCAACAACCTATCTTGTCATTCTGTTCTTCATAGCAATAAACACAATACTCCATACCATCTTCTAAATCATCAAAGTCGCTCATACTACCTCCTTGTTATCTGAAACCTGTTCTTTGTCTGATACTGCTCTCTTGGCTCTGAACCATGTTTGTGTTAAGGCATATACCTTTGCTTCTATGTCGGTGCGTGGTGTTCTGAAGTGGTCGTAGTTCCCACTAAAGAAATTGTTTTTATATATCTTTCTCCAATCAGCTATCATCTTCTACCTCCTCCTTTGCGGGTTCAAATCTCTCTGCCGTCCATGCCATATGGTCTGCGCAATTGTTATATCGTTTAACTGCCTCGTGCCTGATGTTATCCATAAGAAGTAAGTATTCATTAGCATCTTCTACTCCCTCAATCTCATCTGCCTCTTGCATTGCTTCTAATACATTTTTATAAATCTGATTGGCTTTACTCATCATCGCCCTCCATTAAAAGTAATGAGTTTAATACTTCCCAACCTAGTTCTGTTAGTCGGTCTTTCATGTTGTCTTCGTTATCTTCTAGCCACTCTTCACATCTTGGTAGTGACCAATCCTTTTTTATTGACTGAACATCTTCTGCCCTCCATGTCACAACTGCATAAGTATCACCATATAATTTACTCATACTGCCTCCTTAAAAAATGCGTTGTTGTCAATCGCCTTAATAATCATTGGCTCGTTCTCTATAAGTTCCTGTGTGCTACCATATTCAACTTCGCTATCGTCTATCTCATGGGTTATATACCATGCGTCATTCTCTTTAAAGTATTGGATTCTTTTTGTTGACCTGAACCCACCATTCAAACGCATCACAAACTCGTTGTATGGGTCTTCATTACAATGTTGCTTTAGTTCTTCTATGTTGTTAATTGCTATCATGTTGTGTCCTTTCCTCTTCTATTTTTATTAGGTCTTTTATAAAGTCATAGCGTTGTTGGTCTGTTAGCTTTTGAAAGAGCTCGTATATTCTTGGGTCTATGGTTCTTTCTACTTTTCTCATACTTCCTCCTCAAATATATCCAAGTAAACATCATTAACAACTTCGTCAGTTTCATTTGCCCAACCTTTGATTCCGTTCTTTAATACATGAGCCACAAACTCTTCCAACCTTCTGTAATCATCAAAGATATTATCCATGTCTCGATTAATAAGTGCCTCTATCTTTTGTTCTCTGTTCATTTTGTATCCTCCTCGTAAGTATCAATCTCAACATCGTCATACCCATCTTCTAGGTATTCGTTCTTTAGTGCAATTGCATCTTGATAGGTCAAATACCCACCCATCTCAACACCACCCACCCATACCGAGTAATTGCCTAGTGGTATGGCTTTGTAGTCGTCTTTGTTATCCTTGTATAGTTCTCGTGTGACTCGGTCAATCTCTGCAAAAAAGTTTAGTGTTGCCATGTTATAGTGCCTCCTTAATTTTGTCGTTTATTTTCACAATTTTTTTAAAAATGCGATTGATGTTTGCGCATTCGGGTAGTTCTTGAGGTATGTTGGTCTCACAATAGTCCACCAATGTCCAATATAAAAAGTCTAGTTCTTTTTCTGATAGTGTTTTCATACTGCCTCCCTAAATTCTTTCCATACACCATGTATTTGTAATTCAAAGATAACCTTGTTAAGTCTTCTTACCAATAACTTGTCAAAGTCGTTTATTGCCCTATCGTTTAACTCTACTGCGATGTCTTCCAATTCAATGCCTAGTTCCATTAGTTTGTCGTTCATACTGCCTCCGTTATAGTGGGTAAAGTTTATAAGTGCCTGTGTATTCACATTGCCACTCGTATCCACCTCGTTTTGCTAGGTCGTAGAGTTCTTGCTTCAAATCCACAGGGTAATCAGTCATGATGTAGTCAAACGCGTCCATATTGCCTCTCTCGGTTGTCAAGGTCACCATGTTGTCATGCTCGTTGATATACACATTAAAACCTTGCTTTTCTAATTCTTTTACCATTGTGCTTACTCTTTTCATATTGCCTCCGTATAGGTTTTGTTGAGTTTTCTTGTATCGCTTTTTGTTTCGCGATGTGTTTACTATCCTCCTCTTTGTTTCTTATGTCAAGTATTATTTTACTAATTATATTTTAGTAGGGTTTTCTTGGCGACCTCGTAATTGATTCGTTTCGGTCTCGGTCTGTCGCCACTTTTTCTCGGTTTTGCCTATTTGTTGCCACTCATTTCTGTGTTTTGCGTGGTTTTACCTCGTAAGTGCTTGATTATATTCATGTTACCATTGTTGCCACTCGTTCGCTTTACAAATGGCTACGAAATACTTGGTTTTGAGAAAGGGGAAATGTTTGTAAGTGCTTGTTCTATATATATATAATATATTATATTATTATTATTAATGCTTATTTTTTGTGCATTGTTGCCAGTCGCCACTACTTTTACATAGTGAATGGGTTGTAAAATGCACTTGCGCGGTTAGACGAATCTCTACCAAGTTTCCCAAGTTTTACCCCACATGTCCTGTTTTTTTAGTGGCAACATGGCAACAAATCAATATAATCAAGCACTTACGAAAAAATAGTGGCAACAAACCAAGTTTCACTTGGCAACAACCTAGTAAAATCAAGCACTTACCTTGTCACCTTGTGGCAACATCTCGAATAACTCGGTTGGACTTGGTTGAAACCAAATGAGCGCATGGCAATGATACCTGTTCCCTACCCCTCGGCAGTCGATCCCCCCTAAAATGAATACCTGACTAATTTGGTCAACTAAGTAAAAAGCAAAAAGCCCTCCGAAGAGGGCTTGGCTAGGTGTTACCGGATAGAACTTAGTGGGCGTGGTAACTAACATTAGTAACTGTATTATCCCAGCAAGCCCGACATGAACCACATTTACCGCCTTGACTAGGTGCTACACATTTAAACCCGTCTAACTCGGTTTTATCGTGAACCGTAGAGGTTAGGATGTTAGCATAGCCTTTTAATGATCTTGGTAGCTTGGCCGGTTGATCTTTAAACATGGCCGACATTCTTATAACTAGGTTAACGGGGATTGACTCGGTTTTTAAAAAGTCTTTTACAATGTCATACTCGCGTGTCGGTAGCCAAAACGTGGTGTTTACTAAGTGGCGCGCGATCGTTGCTATTTTTGCTAGGTGGTCTACACTTTGAAGGTCACCGCTATCATGCCAACGAAAAAAGGGCTTATTACCTATTAGCTTAATCATTGACTCGACCCATAACGGGCTTTTAATAGATTCAAGGCGCTTATATTGCGCCGGTTGTATAGTCTTAGCATAGCGATGATAATTACCTTTTAACGCGTAGCAATCTTCGCATACTGATCCTTTTACGTTAACTAGCTTTGATCCGGTAATGCATGCTTGCGCCGGTAATGAATAGCTATCACTTGGCATTTTTGTCGTTTTTGTAACTGAGCCCGCTAACTCTTGAGCTTGTTTTCTCGTGTAAATTTTGATTGTTTGCATATAGCATCCTTGTTGATAAATGAATTTTAATCATACCTGAATTGTATGAGTTTGTAAAGTAACGGGATTGAAACCGAAATGAGCGCATGGTAATGATACCTGTTCCCTCCCATAGAGAGGCTTAAGCCTCCCTTATTAAAGCACCAGCTGGCATTCTTTTTAATTCCCAGCGTTTTTTGAATTGTTCGATTGCCTTCTTTTTACTTGAGGCATACTCATCTACGCAGTATGCAAAACCTGAAGCCCAAATATGATAGTGTTTCATTACACTGCCTCCTTCGTTGTAAAATCTAGAACCTTCTGAGCTAGCGCACCAGCTTTAAGAATATTCTTAGAATCGTTTTTTAATACTTCTAACCAGCTGGCAATGTAATTGGCATGTTGCAACTGGCCATCAATTTTTAAATGCGCGCATAACATGGCACTAGATAATTCTGCAACTAGCTCTTCAAAGGCATAAGCTTGGTTCCCGAATCGTTTACCGAATGATCTATTCAAGCGCGATTCATGGCCAGTCCAGTGTGCTAGCTCGTGCAAGGCCGTTGCATAATAATCGGCCGTAGATTTGAATTTGTCTTTTTCTGGTAATTGAATAGCATCAATTGAAGGTGCATAGAATGCGCGATTTCCACCAAATGAAATACTAGCTTTTTGATTCTTAATGAATGCCTCGCATGATTCAATGGTTTCAATCTCGGTGCGCTCTTCATTCGATGCTGGTAATTCAAGGCCTTCAATTTGATCTGCATTAAATACAGTATAAGTTTTTAACATCGGTATTTTTTTGATCTCATCTGAAGCGCTGTCTTTTACTTCTAAGGGACTGAAATATACAACCTGAATGCCTTTCGAACCTTTTTTTACTTGAGCGCCAACGCTCTGCGCTTGCTTATATGTGCACCAGTAATTGGTTCCAGCTGGCATCATAGATAATTGAATGAAATTAATGCCGTTGTAATAACGCTTAGCTATCGGGTTATATGGTGCATCGATGCCGTTGCTATGCCATGGTTTTACCCATGGTGCTGTGCCAGCTTCTAATTGTTTGATAATTGAATCGGTTATTGTTTGAGCTATACTCATAATTAAATACTCCCTGTTAATTGATAGAATGTTACATTGATTAAAATACTATACTTTAGATTAAATGTAAAGCTTTATTTTACTAATTGAAGCGCGCCAAATACAAAATGAGCGCATGGCCTTGATACCTGTTCCCTCCCCTAAAAGGGAGCCTAAGCTCCCTCCTTGTTAAACTGGTCAGCCAAGTCCGAACCCGATATATTTTTGATCCATCCATGGCCATGCCATATGTTAGGCCCAGCTCTACCCTTCTCAAGTGTAACCATGTTCTCTCCCCAGCTAATCTCAAACTGGACGTGGCCCTCCTTCAGGCCACGCTTGATTGCTTGGATGACTTGGTTCTTACTTGGTTTACGTCCATCAAAATAGTGATCGTAGATCATAGTGGTATCTCCTCAGGGTTAACAGTACGATGCATTGCAAGCCAGTTGGATACATCCTCGAAGGCCTCAGCATAACCTTGTTTACTTTTCTTATAAGCCTTACCTGATTTCTTACTGATAGCCGCTAACATATTGCTTGGTGTATACATTGAATTGGCTTTCATTCCAGTTTTCATGTAGAGCTTTAAGGCTGATCGTATCACTGACATGCGGTACATCTCGATTGAATGTGCTGTTACTAATTCCATAATGTTCTCCTTAAATTAAAAGAGGGAGGCCGAAGCCTCCCAGTTGGTTACAGCATTCCCTCTACACGGTTGAGGAAATCGTTGCGTGCTTCATCCCACGCATTCTCGTTGGTGCATTGAGCAAGCCTCGAGTCAAAGTGGAAATAGTTACCGTGATACGTTGCATCCTGAGTGTCAGTCCTGAACTCCCAAGTAACGTACTTCTCTTCCAGCTCAGCTAATACTGCGCCGTAGATTGGGCCGACGTACAATGCTAATACCTTAGCACCGTTAACACAGTTACCGCCGACTTCTAACTTGAATGTACTCATATTGTTTCTCCATATAGGTTGATTGAATATCGCGTTCAGTTGCGATTCATTTAGGATACCGAATCTATGATAATAGTCAAGTAAAACGTTACATTTAGGCCTAAAAAGACCCAAAATAGGCATATACGCAGTTGGCCGAACCCACCCGCACCCCACCCCCCAAAAATTTTAAAAGGAATTATTTTTTATCTCTTACACTTAGACTTACTCAAACGACCAACATAAAACTCAAATACTAGAAAGTACCCCCTATGTAAAACAAAGGAATATCAAAAAAATATTTTGCAAAAAATTACGGGAGTTTAGTTAGTAAAGTTAATAAGTTTGTATGGAAAAACTAAGGAAATATTATAGACAAAGTAGTTTGTGTAGCATTTAATACAGGCTACGCCGTAGCATCGCAAAAAATGTGTAATATACTACACAAAAAACTAGATTGCTTTAGGATCGAAGTTGTATAACTCGGAGTAGACAGATTTAATACGAAGGAATTTAGCACCATGCAGATGGAAGTCATTATCGCCACGAACATAGAGAGCTAAGTGAACCATTTCGTGAAGCAAAGTTTGAAATATAGTTGTGAAGTGCCCACATGCATTAGAACTAATTTGTATCTCCATCTCTTCTTCGTCAAAACAACCGTATATATCTGGGTTCTTAATGACTTTGAATTTAACTTTGCATGACTTAGGCATAGGGAGTTTATTGAAAGGTGCCATCTGGCACGCCATGTTGTACAGAATCTCTAAGTTCTTCTTGGTTAACGTGGTTTTCATGTTGGTATTATACTAAAATACACTTGCAAAGATACTAAAAAATCTATATATTACGGGGATTGCTGCAAAAAATAACCAAAGGTGTAATCAGCGACACATGATAGATGTAAATACCCAAGAAAATCAAGAAGATACCATAGATTTTAACGCAATCCTCATGCCATATATCGAGGAAAACGTGCCTATACCCAGAAATTCCAAAGAAGCACTGCCAGAAATGACGTCGGAGGACGAAGTTTTGCTACGTGCGCAAACAATTAAGGAAATTAGTGATATAACAGGTGAACAAATTGCACCAGACGCAAAAGATATGCATGATGCAGAGAAACTTGCGAAAGATATGGTAGAAAACCCTAGTAAAAAGCAAGATTACAGCATATACCCCAACACAACCATAGCATTCTTAGCTGGCATGGTAGGTTCGATGAACCACATGATCGTAAAAGACCTAGCTGATTTAAAGTTATACGTGGTAAATAAATTAGTTGATATTGTAGAGAACTCTGAAAACGCTAAAGAACAAATCGCAGCCCTTCGCAGTATAGGCGAGGTAGACGGCGTTGATGCATTCAAGAAGAAAACAGAAGTTACACACAAAATCGAGACAATGGAAGAAGTTGAAAAAGAACTTCTCGCGATGCTTAGTGAATTAAAACAAAAAGCATTATTAAAAGCGCCAGCTGAAACGATAGACGCAGAAGTTATAGAAGATGACACAACAGAAACTAACAACTAAAGATATAGAGGAGTTACAAAAGCTTTTTCAAGTAGCAGACCCAAAAGAAAAAGTTAAACTCCAAAGCCTTCTTAAAGCTTATAAAGTTAAGGCTGTTGAGAAGTCAGGCAAAGAAACATTTTTAGATTTTATACAACACGTGTACCCAGGGTACATGATAGGAGCGCATCATAGACACTTGGCACAAATATTTGAAGACATTGCTAACGGAAAAAAGAAACGCGTTATTGTCAATATTGCACCAAGACATGGGAAATCTGAGCTTATCTCTTACTTGGCACCAGCGTGGTTTCTGGGTAAGTACCCACATAAAAAAGTCATTATGGCATCTCACACAGCTGATCTTGCAGTTAATTTTGGTCGTCGTGTACGTAATCTTGTGGGTAGTGATGCGTATAAAGACATATTTCCGCAAGTAGAGTTACAAGCTGACTCGAAGAGTGCATCACGTTGGGGTACTAATTTTAATGGTGAGTACTTTGCTATTGGTGTAGGTGGTGCCCTAGCAGGACGTGGTGCTGACTTATTTATTATTGATGACCCGCATTCAGAACAAGATGCTAAGTTAGGTAGGTCAGACGTCTTTTTACCAGCATGGGAATGGTTTCAATCAGGTCCTATACAACGTCTTATGCCAGGTGGATCTATCATCGTAGTGATGACTAGGTGGTCTAAGTTAGACTTAACCGGACAGATCGTTAACCAGATGATTAAACAAGAAGGCGTAGATGAGTGGGAAGTTGTTGAGTTTCCTGCTATTATAGAAGATAAAGATGGGCATGAGAAAAGTCTTTGGCCTGAATTTTGGCCACTTGAAGAATTACTGGCAAAGAAGGCAGCGCTAGATGTACGGTACTGGAATGCTCAATACTTGCAAAACCCTGTGTCAGAAGAGGGTGCCTTAATTAAAAGAGAGTGGTGGAAGATATGGGAGAAAGAAGATCCGCCAAACTGTGAATTCACTATTATGTCATTAGACGCGGCCCAAGAAACAAATAACCGAGCAGACTATAATTCTCTTACAACATGGGGCGTCTTTTTTAACGAAGAGACCAATAATTATAATATAATACTACTAAATGCTATTAAGGAAAGACTAGAGTTCCCTGAGTTAAAAGAATTAGTATTACGTGAGTATAAGGAATGGGAACCCGACGCACTCATAGTAGAAAAGAAATCTAACGGTGCAGCCCTCTATCAGGAGATGAGAAGGATGGGTGTTCCGCTAGGGGAATTTACGCCGGGCAAAGGGCAAGATAAAATATCCAGAGTCAACTCGGTGGCAGATCTCTTTAGATCTGGTATAGTATGGGCTCCAGATAAACGTTGGGCACACGAAGTAATTGAAGAATGTAATGACTTTCCAAGCGGTTCGCACGATGACCAAGTGGACTCAACCACTATGGCGTTAATGCGCTTTAGGCAAGGTGGGTTTATAAGATTACCTAATGATGAGCCTGAAGATATACCAGGGTTTAGAAGTTCTAGAAATAAGTTGTATTTAGTTTAAGGATAAACATATGGCAATAGATAAAAGTGTATACCAAGCCCCAACGGGAATAGATCAAGATCCGCAAAATCCAGAAACGTCTGCGTTAAGTATTGAGATTGAGAATCCAGATTCAGTAACTCTAGATGATGGCAGCATGGAGATTACTATTACTCCAGGTAAAGAATCTGATGATGAGTTTAATGATAACTTAGCAGAAGAGATGGATGAGGGTCAGTTGACTGAGTTGTCAGGTGATTTGATTGGTGAATTTGATGCAGATATTAATTCAAGAAAAGATTGGCTTACTACATATGTAGATGGTCTAGAACTATTAGGTCTTAAAGTAGAAGATAGAACAGAACCATGGCCTGGTGCATGTAATGTGTATCATCCACTCATGACTGAAGCGCTAGTGAAGTTCCAAGCAGAAACGATGATGGAGACTTTCCCAGCAGCAGGTCCTGTCAAAACAATTATTGTAGGTAAACAAACTCCAGAAAAAGATGCCGCAGCATTAAGAGTTAAAGATGATATGAACTATCAGCTTACTGACTTCATGCCTGAGTATCGTCCTGAACATGAAAGAATGTTATGGGGACTAGGGCTTGCTGGTAACGCGTTCAAGAAAGTATATTACGATCCGAACTTAGCACGTCAAGTGTCTATGTATGTTCCAGCAGAAGATATTGTTGTACCTTATGGTGCGTCATCATTAGAAATGGCAGAACGTGTTACTCACGTGATGCGTAAGACTAAGAATGAGTTACGTAAACTTATGGTGGCTGGCTTCTACAAAGATGTAGATTTAGGTGAACCGTTCCTAGACGTTGATGAAGCAGAGAAAAAGATTGCTGAGAAGATGGGCTTCAACCCAACGGAAGATGATCGCTATAAAATTTTAGAAATGCATGTTAACTTGGATCTTGAAAATGGAGATTCAGAAGATGGCATAGCATTACCATATATTGTAACAATTGAAAAAGGTACAGGTACTATCTTAGCAATAAGACGTAACTGGAATCCTGATGATAAGTTAAAAGCTAAACGTCAACACTTTGTTCATTATGGTTACATTCCAGGCTTTGGCTTTTATTGCTTTGGCTTAATCCATTTGATAGGTGCCTTCGCAAAATCAGGTACTATGATCTTACGTCAACTTGTAGACGCAGGTACTCTATCGAACTTACCAGGTGGTATGAAGTCAAGAGGACTTCGTATTAAAGGAGATGATACTCCTATTGCTCCAGGTGAATGGAGAGATGTTGATGTACCATCAGGTGCTATCCGCGATAACATTTTACCGTTGCCTTATAAAGAACCTTCACAAGTTCTTAACCAGTTAATGAATCAAATCATTGAAGAAGGTAGAAGATTTGCTTCTGCTGCAGACATGAAAGTATCTGATATGAGTGCAAACTCACCAGTAGGTACTACATTAGCAATTCTAGAAAGAACTCTCAAAGTAATGTCAGCTGTTCAAGCGCGTATCTACTATGCGATGAAACAAGAGTTTAAATTACTTAAAGGCATTATTAGAGACTACACTCCTAAAGAATATTCATATGAACCAGATATTGGTGACAGACGTGCTAAACAATCAGATTATGATAACTGTGATGTTATACCTGTATCAGATCCTAACGCAGCTACCATGTCACAAAAAGTTGTGCAGTATCAAGCAGTTATGCAAATGGCACAACAATATCCACAAATATACGACTTACCAGAATTAAATCGTCAAATGCTTGAAGTATTAGGCATTAAGAATATTGGTAAGTTAGTTCCAAGCGCAGAAGATAAGAAACCTAAAGATCCTGTGTCAGAAAATATGGATATCATTAATATGAAACCGGTTAAAGCATTTATCTATCAAGATCATCAAGCTCATTTATCAGTTCACATGGCAGCTATGCAAGACCCAAAACTTATGCAAATGATGAGTCAAAACCCGATGGCACAAGCAATTCAAGCCGCGGCTATGGCGCATATTAACGAACACATTGCATTTGAGTATAGAAAACAACTAGAAGAACAATTAGGCGTACCATTACCTAATCCAGATGAAACATTACCTGAAGATGTTGAAGTTGAGTTATCTAGATTAACTGCAGCGGCAGCGCAAAAACTATTAGCTAAAGATCAAGGCGAAGCTCAGCAACAACAAGCTCAGCAACAGCAACAAGATCCGTTAGTTCAAATGCAACAACAAGAACTACAACTTAAAGCACAAGACTTGCAAATTAAAGCTCAAAAAACTCAAGCAGATATTCAACTTGAACAACAAAAACTTGAATTTGAAAAAGAAAAACTTGCATCTCATGAAAGAATTGAAGGTGTACGTATAGGGTCTAAAACAACAATAGATAAAAATAGACTTGAAGGAGACCAGATGTTACAAGGCGCTCGTTTAGGTATGGACGCAGAGTTTAAAAAACAAGAGCATAGTCATAAACAAAAAGAAACAGCTATTAATGCAATTGACCGCTTAATGGAACATAAGCATAAAGTAGAAGATCGGAATTTAATAAAGGAACAAAATAAACAACAACCCAAGGAGTAACTAAATGGACCAAACGCTAGAGCTATTATTGTCTCGAATAGATGATCAGCGCAAAACAGTATTAATGAATTTGGGAGACGGGGCAGCAAAAGATTTTGCTTCGTACCAAAATATGATCGGATATATACGAGGTTTATCCGTAGCAGAAGGTATTATTAAAGACCTCGCACAAAGAATGGAGACATATGACGATGAGTGATCAAATACTCACAATGAATAAAAATCTGTTAGATGCAAATGGTCGACCGATTGTTATTCCAACGTTAGACGCAGTAGAAGCAGAAGACATACCAATTGAAGAAAGAGGCTTACAGCTTCCAGAACCAAAAGGATATAAAATTTTATGTGCTATTCCTGACGCTTCAGAAACGTATAAAGGTGGTATTGTAAAAGCAGATTCAACTAGAACTGTAGAAGAACATTCAACTGTAGTTTTATTTGTAGTAAGAGTAGGTGACTTAGCTTATAAAGATGAAGTCAGATTTCCTACAGGTCCATGGTGTAAAGAGGGTGATTTTGTTTTAACGCGTGCATACGCGGGCACCAGATTTAAAATTCACGGAAGAGAATTCCGCATTATTAACGACGACACAGTTGAGGGGGTTGTTCAAGATCCTCGCGGCTACACTCGCGCATAAGGAGTAATATATGGCTGAGCAAAAAGAAACTGAGATAGTATTTGAATATCCAGATGATATGGATATACCAGGTACGACGGGTAATAAAATACCTGAGGAAAAAGAAGTTTTCATTCAAACTGAAAAAAACGAAGTAAAAGTAGAAACAAAAGCAGATGACATTGATCTTGAAATTACAGATGATGACATTCCCGCTGCTGATAGAGGTAAAGAACCCTTACCTAAAGAAAAAGTAGACGAATTAGAAAATGACACTTTAGAAGATTATTCTGAACGAGTCAAACAACGTATGGCTCAACTTAAAAAAGTTTGGCATGACGAAAGACGTGCTAAAGAAGCTGCTGACCGAGAACGTGAAGAAGCAGTTAAGTATGCAAAACAAATTGCTGATGAGAATAAAAAGTTAAAAACAACTTTAAGTTCTGGTGAAGAAGAATATATTAAAGCTGTAAGTAGTTCATTAGAACATCAGTTATCTATCGCTAAACGAGACTATCGTGAAGCTTATGATTCTGGTGATACTGATAAAATTATTGAAGCTCAATCTAAGATGAATGATACACAAATGCGTTTATCTCAAATGCAACAATATAAGCCTCAGTATAAAAACACTTTACAAGAACCTGAAAAAGATGTATATATACAAGAAACTAGACCTCAAGTACCAAAGCCAGATTTAAGAGCTTTAAATTGGCAAGAAAAGAATGACTGGTTTGGTAAAGACGAAGAAATGACTAGTCTTGCTTTAGGTGTACATGAAAAATTAGTTAGAAGCGGGATTGATCCTTCTTCTGACGAATATTACCGTCGTATAGATAGTACGATGCAGAAACGATTCCCAGAAAACTTTGGGGATGCAACGCTAGACGAGGACCAACCCGCCCAGCGCACTAAACCTTCGAATGTAGTTGCTCCGGCAACGCGTAGCACCGCGCCTAAAAAAGTGCGTCTGACGAAGACACAAGTAGCGTTAGCTAAGAAATTCGGGCTAACACCGGAACAATATGCAAGAGAAACTTTAAAATTGGAGAACGCAAATGGATAATAATAGAATAGATCGTGAACAAGATACAAGAGATGATTTTCAAAGACCTGATAGCTGGAAACCTGCATCATTACTACCTGAGTTTAAAAAGGTACCTGGTTGGGCTTATCGATGGATTCGTACAAGTGTCATGAACGAGGCTGATAATCTAAATGTATCCTCCAAAATGCGTGAAGGATGGGAACCCGTTAAATTAGCGGACCACCCTGAAATGAAATTAATGGTCGACCAAAACTCTCGCTTCAAAGAAGGCGTTGAAATTGGTGGATTATTACTTTGCAAAATCCCAGAAGAGTTTGTTGCACAACGAAAGGCTCATTATGCTCAACAAGCAAAACAACAAGCCGAAGCAGTTGATAACAGCTTTATGAAACAGAATGATCCTAGAATGCCTCTCTTTGCAGAGTCAAAATCTACGACTTCATTCGGTAAAGGTAAATAATATAAATATAAGGAGATTACTATGTCATATCCAACAGTAACCGCTCCATACGGATTAAGACCTATTAATCGTTTTGACGGCATGCCATATGCTGGTGCTACTAATCAGTACCCAGTAACAAGTGGTCAAGCAGTTTATAACGGTCAAGTGGTTGCATTCGTAAATGGCGGTACAGTATCACCAGTAGCATCCCACACAGCTAGTACTTACGCTGTAGGTGTTGTAATGGGTGTTCAATACACAAACTCAACAGGTCAAACAGTGCAAGCTCAATATGCACCTTCATCAGGCGTATCAGATGTTATCGCTTATGTTGTAAATGATCCTGCTGCAGAGTTTAAAGTCGCAGTTACAGGTAATAATCAAACGATTACTCCAGTAGCAGGCACTGTTTTAAACACAAACGTTTTATTAGTAGTAGGTACAGGCGACACAGCAACAGGTAATATCAATTCATCTATTGATGGTACTT